TCGGCGGCTTCCTTCCAAGAAACCTCCAGAGTTCTTACCGAAGCGGCAATCAAGAATAAGAGCGACCCGCTGTACGGCTTGAAGGAAAACGTAATCATCGGCAAGATGATTTCTGCAGGTACCGGACTTCAACAATACAGAGAAATGGAACTCGTTCCCGTCGCGCACAATCAAGAAGACGGCGAACAAGAGCAGCCAAGCTACATGGGCTGGATGCACCAACTATAACATGCAGTATCCGGCGGCAGTGGAAAGTGCCGAAGCGATCTCCTACTTCCCGCTGACCAAGGCACAGGCCGCAAGCCTGATTGTCGGCAGCGCAGTATCTATCGGCTATGGCTACGACAACAGCGGAGCCGTAGGAACCGACCGCAACATCGCGAACATGTACAAGTATGTGAAGCAGGCGCGGATCACCAAGATTGAAGACTTGGACGAGACGAACGCTGCGGTTTATCTGGATACCGACGCTACCTTTACCACCGCGAAAGTCAGCATCACTGACACGCTGCAATCCCCTGTTTATCTGTCCACTTACCCTTGGGCGAGCGGAACAACCGACAAGGTGATTGGCAAGTATGACGGAAGCTGGCTATCCAACACCAACGGCAAAACACCGTACCGCATCCAAGGACGCGAGTACAACTTGGGCTGCTATGAAATCGCGTCTGACCTTGTGATGGACTGCAAGGAAACCGGCTATGAAGTGCTGCTTGCCCCGAAGGGAACAGCTCATTCCAACTCCGACGCTACTATCCGTTCTACCTACACCAAGATTGGCACGATGCCCGTTGCTTCCGGCGACCAGCAGGTTGGCGACATTGATGTGAACCCGACCACGGGCGCATGGTATATCACGGCTTATGGCGGTTCCGCTACGCAGGGTATGGGCGACCGATGCTACGGCGTTTCTGGTCAGACTGGAACCCGCGAATATTTGCAGCGCGGTTCTCTCTGGAATGGGTCTGGTGCTGGCTCTTCTTGCTTGAATTGCGGGTACTGGCTCGGCGGGACGTCTTGGGGCTACGGCGCGGGCGATTGATTTTCCACGTCTTCTGGGGGTGAATTGGGGCGAAGCCCCAAGAGGGGATCACCCCTAGAAGAAATTTTATATAAACATTTTCCCCTCTCAAGGGACTTATGGGGCGCGCGGTAATCTCAGGAATGGGTCTAATGCTGGCTCTTCTTACTTGAATTGCAGGAACAGGCTCGGCAGGACGAATTGGAACTACGGCGCGGGAGATAAAACTGGCGGGGAGCAATCCCCGTTTAAGAGAAACAACAATGGCGCAATCGGCGACATTTAGCCCCATATTTCGTGCGACGGCATCGCATTCGGTGACAGACACCGACCTGCCTGAATGGCGAATTTCTCTTATTAAGGCGCTTACAACTACAAAGGAGTAACGTGTGCGGAGCGAGAGCCAACCCACACGCGGGAGAATAGGAAAACCGAAATCCCGGACAGAGAAAATCGAATGCACAGAATACATCTATATAATAATTTGGAACGCAGAAAAGACATCAGCGTTCCCGTTTATCAATGCATTTGCGACAGATGGAAGCGCGGCGACACCGCCAAGCTACTGGCAAGAGAAACCGGACGAAGCGTCCACGAGGTAAAGCAGATTGTGGCAGACCATCAAACCCACCTGCTTTTCGACGGCGTGGAACGCATCATTGACCGGATGCATCAGAACATTCTGAACCAAGACCTGAGCAGCTTACCTGCCATTATCTATCATGAGAAGGAAGACCCTTCCAGCCACAAGATGAGAACGATTGGCGTTGAGAGCATTGAGCAGCAGCTATACGACGAGGTTGCCGACTATGCTCTACAGCCGCTGAAGAAACGAATCGGGGCTTACCAGATTGCCTGTTTGAAAGGAAAAGGAGGCGCAATGGGAAACCGTGCGCTTCGCCGCTGGATGAGAGACAAGCGGGTACGCTGGGCAGTTCAGGCTGATGTCAAGAAATGCTACGAAAGCATCGACAGGAAGAAGCTGATGGACTTCCTCTGTCACGTTGTCAAGGGTTCGCCCCGCGTACTCTGGCTGATAGAGACACTGATTCACACGCATCGGCGTGGACTGAATATTGGGTGCAAGCTATCACAGGACTTGGTGAATATTTACCTGTCCGTTCTCTACCACCAGTTAACCGAACAGGTTGCCGTGGTGCAGAAGCGCAGAGGCGAAACCAAGAAGCATATGGCAGTGTGCCATGCTCTGTTCCAGATGGATGATATTCTTTTATTATGTACATCCAAACGAGATGCGAAACTTGCGGTAAAGGCTCTGCTTGAGAAATCGGCAGAGCTTGGCATTACCATCAAACCAAGTTGGCGGATGTACGAGCTGAACGATCCTTCTGTCCGAGGCGAAGGGAAAACCTTTGTGGACATTATCGGCGTTCGGTTTTATAGACATCGCAGATCTCTCCGCCGCCGTGTTTACATCAGAGCACGGCGAGGGTTGGCAAAGGTACAGCGACTGATCCGAATGCACAAGCGCGTTCCAAGCTCGCTGGCCAAACGAGTGATCTCCCATGTCGGATGCCTGTTATGGACAGAGCATTTTCGGCTATGGAAGAAATACAAAGTAACAAAAACATTGCGAGTATGCAAGGAGGTGATTTCCCATGAAAGCAAGATTCTTTACCCGGCAGGACACCGTTAAGATTATCTCCATGGACGGCAAAGTATACATCTTTTTGTGCTTGAACGAGGAAGTCAAGAAGGAGACTTATACCGACAGCATGGCGACAGACGGCAAGCCTGTGACAGAGACGGTGTATGAGTACGACTATGCGGAGATTATCGAGGACGAAGGCATCCTTGACCTGAACGACGTGACGGCGAACCCGGAAAACTATCTGGACTACACGCCCCATGTGGAGGAGCCGGACACCCTTGAAAAGCACCGCGCAGACATTGACTATATTGCGATGGAAGTCGGGGTGGAGCTGTAATGGCAATGAGCAAGAACTATCTCAAAGTAAAGCGTTATTACGACAAGGGACTTTGGGATAAAGAGCGTGTGAAGGCTGCCGTTGGCAAGTGGATCACGGCGGATGAGTATGAGAAGATTACGGGAGAAAAGTACGAGGCTGAATAACGCCGCATAATCTTACGTCCTGTGGAGTAAACTACAAAGCGATCCAAACCGCACTTGACAAGATATATATCACGATATATACTATTTGTGTAGGAGGTGCTTTGTAATGATGACTGCGAAACTGTTTGAAAACGGAAGGAGCCAAGCGGTTCGTTTGCCCAAGGAATATCGTTTTGAGGGAGACGAGGTTTCCATCAACAAAGTTGGCGACATCGTGATTCTGATGCCGAAGGAAAACAAATGGTCTGGGCTTTTGAGCAGCTTGGAACTATTCTCCGACGATTTTATGGCTGACGGGCGCGAGCAGCCGCAGGATGCGCAGGAGCGTGAGCAACTGTGAAATACATGCTGGACACCAACGTCTGCATCCATGCCATCAAGAAAAAGTCCAAGGCGGTTATTGCGAACATCCTGAAGCACAACCCGGAAGACCTGTGCATCTCAGCCATCACTTACGCAGAACTGATGCACGGTGTAGAGAAGAGTCAGGAGCCAAAGCGAAACCGCGTCGCGTTGACTTTGTTTCTCTCCTCTATTGACATTCTTGAGTTTGACAACTATGCCGCCGAAGAATACGGCAGGGTGAGAGCAGAGCTTGAGAAAAGCGGTACGCCGATTGGCCCAATGGATACACTGATCGCCGCCCATGCGCGGGCAGAGGGATTAACACTGATAACCAACAATACCCGCGAGTTCAAACGAGTTGAAGAACTTGACGTTGTGGACTGGACAATCGAATAAGGCATAAACATTTGAGGGACTGTCTGAAAAGGCAGTCCTTTTTTATTGCCTCCAAACGAGGTGACTGAAATGAAAATCAAAGTAAAGCTCACGAGTGAGCGAAACGCTGCTTTCTATTCCGTGGCGGTTGGCTCTATTGTAGAGCTTGAGCCGGAGGAATATTTGCGCGGTGTGGTTGCCGCTGAAATTGGCAACGCTCCTCTGGAAGCATGCAAAGCACAGGCAGTAGCCTCCCGAACGACTGCATATCCCTATTACTCTGCCGGAAAAGTCATCTCTGACTCTTCCAGAAGCGCACAGTGTTTCAATGCGGAGCGAGCGCACTCGACTAAATACCCAAACGCTTTTCAAGCGGTTAGCGAAACCGCAGACGAAGTTCTGAAATACAACGGCAAGGTGATCGTTCCATGCTCTTTCTCCTCCAGCAACGGCGGAAGAACGACTTCCAGTCAGGAACGCTGGGGCGGCGCGAGAGCATGGCTGATTGAGCAGAAAGACGAATGGGATTATGCCGTAACGCACGGCAAGAAAACAGGACATGGCGTAGGGATGAGCCAAGCCGGCGCAAAGTATGCGGCGACTATTGGCAAGAGCTACACCGAGATCCTTTCTTTTTATTACCCAAACACAACACTACAAAAAGGGGTTGATCGCATGGCATATGCGACAGTGAAAGCCAGTTATCTGGTGACGAATTTTAAGGTCATGGCGCTGCCGTGGTGTTCCCCGAAGAAACCATGGAAGTATGTGGCGGGCGGCGCAAGTGAAGGCGCTGTTGACTGCTCCGGCGCGTTTACCTATTGGTACAACAAAGCCGGCAGCTTTATGTACCATGGCAGCAATACCATGTGGCGCAAGTACACAACGCTTAAAGGCAAGATCGGCAGCATTGATCTTGTGCCCGGAATGGCAGTGTTTAAGATGCGTCAGGACGGCAAGGAACCTGACCAGTACAAAGGAGACGGCCTTGGAAACTTCTACCACGTCGGGCTTTACATTGGCGACGGCAAAGTGATTGAGGCACAGAGTACGAAAACCGGCGTTGTGACCAGCTGCATTTCAAGCTGGGGCTATGCCGCACGGCTCAAGTACACGGAGTACGACATGAGCGAAGGCGGAGAATATCCGACAACAGGGACGGTTGTAACAGCCGGAGGGCCTTTGAACATGCGCTCAGAGCCCAGCAAAAGTGGTGCTATTCTGACACGGATTCCGAACGGAACCACCCTTACCATTACCGGGAAGAACGGAGACTGGTATGCGGCTTCCTATGCCGGAAAGAGCGGATATGTTTCAGCACAGTATATTTCTTTGGCTGGATGTATCTACATTCTATCTGGCAAGACCAGCGACACAGACGCAAAGGATAAGATCGTCGCGTATGCCAACACGCTTGGCGTTGTGTTTACTGTGACGGGTGGCGATGACTGATGCTGGACACAATTCTCGAACACGCTCTCAAGTACTGGATTGGCTGGGTTTGCGGCATCCTTGCCAGCATGGTCGCCGTTTTATGGCGGCGGTTTACAAAGTTCAAGAAAGAAAACAAAGGGATGCACAACGGGCTGCTATCGCTGCTGCGTGACAGGATCAATCAAGCCTGTCGATTCCACTTGAAGAATAAGCGCATTACCGCAAGAGACCGCGAAGTGCTGGACGCGATGTTCCAGAGCTACTTCGATATGGGCGGCAACGGCGTCGTGAAGCATCTCAAGGCTGAGATTGACGCACTACCAACTGTGATCGAAGACATTCACTAAGGATGTGATTGCGGATGGATAAGAAAACAACTGACGACCATGCGTTTGTCAAGTGGTATGTGCAGCACAGCAAGAAGCTATCCTCCGCCAGTTTGGCGCAGTGGATCGTTGTGGCGATAGCGGTGTTCCTTCTTGTTTTCTTTTATGACGTAGACAGCTACGAGGCATCGCTGCTGGAGCATGTCATCCAATGGTCGGCCACCATTACCGTTGCGTCTGTCGGAGGCTACATGCTGAACTCGGCTGTAGAGAAAGCCTGCCGCCAGAAACTAAAAACAATCGTCAGTTCTGCTGGCGAAGAAACGAGTGATACTTACGATACGGAAGACGAAATTGCCGGGTATGGTTAAGACAAAAATCTATAAGGTAAAGTGAGGTGGGAGGGTATGACTTACTTGGATGCTGCGAGAGGATACATTGCGGACGTTCCTGAGATCGTGTTTTACCGATGCGATCAAAAGGTGTTTCATTTCAACGAGCTGACATCTTTTAACTTTGAAACAAAGAATGACCCAATCGTCATTCGGTGCGGACACAGCAGACATCCCGTCGCTTTTATCGACGCGCTGAAGGAAATGAATATTGAGTTCGAGAGCGCCGGTATTACCAGCGACCTATTTGCAATGAGCGCCAGCAAGGTAACGCAAAAGGCTGAGTTCAGCTCTCTGGAATCCAAACGGTACACAGTAAACCAAGACAACCAAATCATTCTCCCGTTTCTGGTTCAGGACAAATCGGTTTTCATTTACAAGCTAAAGCAAGCACAGGCTCCCGCGCCGGGAGCTTTTTCTTATGAGGTGAAGGATTCCAAAACGATCCTCACATTTGACCCAAGCGACTTTGGCGAAGACGATGATGTGCGCGTGGCATACAAACGCATTATCCAAGACGCAGAAGTTATGACAACCACCACTCGCTTGAAGGCAGTCACCGGCTCTGTTACTGTCCACTGGCCTGTGTATTCCGGCACGAAAGACAAGAGCGACACCGCCATCAAAGGCTATCTGCATATGCTGATCTACCGTGTGAAGCTGACAGAACTGCCGACTATCAATACGAGCTACAAGACGGCAGCTACGCCTCACGTTTCCATGATGGCGCTCGACCCGAAAAGACTGGACGGAAAACTATGCCAGTTTATTTATGAGCCGAACGGCACCAATGCGGGAGACGTTATCCCCGGCTATTGGCCTGTGTTTGAAAAGG